TCATTGGCACAAATGTATAAAGCCAATGACGAAGTAACAGCTGAAATAACAGAAAGTTATGTAGGCATCGTTAATGCGTTTAACAGAGCTATAACCAAAAAAGACGGTATAACTGAATCAATGAAAAACATAGGCGAAGAAGCATCCGAAGGAACTAAAAAGATTATTGACGCGCAAAAGCTACAAGAAAGACTATGGCAGATATTTTAGAAATTGCAAAAGAGAATATGCCTATTATTACTGGACTGATGAAAGGCACTGCTAAGACAATGCAAGCAACATTTTCCCAAGCTAAAGACATTCTCGATGACCCATCAGGATGGGCGCAGAAAATGATTGACATGATCAACCCAATGGACATGCTTAACACAGCAACAGGCGGAGCATCAAATACACTATTAAAATTCAACGAACAGTTAAAAGAACTTACAGGCGGAAAAGGCTGGCTCGACTTGCTAGCAATGGCTAATCCAGTGGCCTACGCTGCTACATCTTCAATGGACGCAATAGACGCAGTGAAGGGCTGGTTTAGTGATGATGATGACGATCTAACTCCAGAACAAAAAACTCGTAAGACTGCTAAACGAGAAATGGAAACTAAGCAAGTAGAAAATCAAGAAGAACTGAATAAACTTAACAGAAATATCGAAGCTATGACATTTCGAAGAGACGAAGAACAAGCACGTATTAATAGAAGTAATACTCCTGGTGTGGACGAATATTGGGGTAGCGAAGAGTCCGGTAGATCTGATTCACAAGCAATGGTTGACAGACTAAATGAGACACTTAATCAATTAATTCTATTGCAAAAAGAGCAAAATAGAAAACTTGAAGAAAATACTGAAGCTGTTGACCGTCTAGGATAATTTAAAATAACTAGTTATATCTGATAAATAAGGCATATAAGAGAACAATAATATGTCATGGAAAAAGCACTTTAAAACCCCGTCTAAGAATATTAGTCCGATTAGCGGTCCAACCCGCGGAAATCCTGGGTTTAAAAACTATCAGAGCAATTTACCTGAAGTTTATGTAGGTCACCCAAACCGCATAGAACGTTATAATCAATATGAACAGATGGATATGGACGTGGAAGTAAACGCGGCCTTGGACGTGCTGTCCGAATTCTCTACACAATCAAATGTAGAAAACGGAACAATCTTTGACATTAACTTTATTAAAGAACCGTCAGACAACGAAGTAACAATCATTAAAGACCAACTAGCTAACTGGACTAAGCTTAACGAGTTTAAGATGCGAGCATTTAGAATCTTCCGTAACACATTAAAATACGGCGATCAGATTTTTATCCGCGACCCAGAAACATTTAAACTATACTGGGTTAACATGGCAGAAGTTGTTAAAGTCATTGTAAACGAAAGCGTAGGTAAAGAGCCAGAGCAATATGTTATTAAGAACCTAGCACCTAACCTACAAAACTTAAGCGCAACACAGAAGCCGGTAACTGATATGTATATGGATCAGAACCAAGCAGGCTACAATACTCCAGGCTATCAAACTCCAACAGCACAAGGTACAAGCGGCGGACGCTTCGATATGCAGCAGAACGAAGCTGCTATTGATGCAGAGCATGTTGTTCACTTAAGCTTAACAGAAGGCTTAGACGCTTCATGGCCTTTTGGAACAAGTGTACTGGAACAAGTCTTTAAAGTATACAAGCAAAAAGAACTATTAGAAGATGCGATTTTGATCTATCGTATCCAACGTGCTCCAGAACGTCGAGTGTTTAAAATTGACGTCGGTAACATGCCATCACACCTAGCTATGCAGTTTGTTGAGCGTGTTAAAAACGAAATCCACCAACGCAGAATACCTTCGCAAACAGGCGAAGGAGCAACGATGATGGATGGTACTTACAACCCACTATCTATCAATGAAGACTACTTCTTTCCGGTAGGTCTAGAAGGACGTGGATCCAGCGTTGACGTACTTCCAGGCGGCGATAACCTAGGCGAAATTAACGATCTACAATACTTTAATAACAAGCTAGTCCGTGGTTTGCGTATTCCATCAAGCTACCTTCCAACAGGCCCTGATGAAAGCGAGCGCACATATAATGACGGCAGAACTGGAACAGCATTAATTCAAGAATGGCGCTTTAACCAGTATTGTATGCGTTTACAAAGCTTGTTGTCGCAGAAGCTAGACAAAGAATTTAAGATGTTCTTGTCGTGGCGCGGTATTAACATTGACAACAGCATTTTTGAACTACAACTTAATGAGCCACAAAACTTTGCAGCGCATTCTCAGGCAGATGTTGACAGTGTACGAATGAGCGTATTTGCACAAGTAGCAGATCTTCCATACATGTCTAAGCGTTTTGCATTAAAGCGTTACATGGGCATGACAGAAGAAGAAATGGTAGAGAATACTAAGCTTTGGGAAGAAGAGCAAGGTCAAGTTGAAGGCGGCGAAGCATCCACTGAAGCTGACCTACGTGCTGCAGGTGTATCTCCAGGTGGCATTGAAGGCGACATCGATACATTCGACGAACTTGAAGGCAGCATGGAAGATATGGAAGGCGGCGATGACATGGGCGGTGATATGGCTGGACCTGATGCAAGCGCAGACACACCACTAGACATTTAACATTTCAGATAAATAACAGTATGAACCTATACGAAATGTTTGACGTACCCCCAGCTGAATACGAGTCACCTGAAGATGACAATACCATCTTGAAGGGTCTTAAAGACATGCGTAAATCCAAGCTAACTTTAGCACAGCTAAACAAAATTCGTGTAATGAACGACCTAAGAACATACGAAAAAGAAAAGGACTTAGAGAAAGTCCAATTACAGTATGGCGCGGCAGCAGGCGGCGAAGACGAATTCTAATGCGTTTGAAGAAAACAGCCCTAAATTTAGTAAACAACTAACACTAAAAACAACCTAAACTAACCTTTTGACGTCAAATTACACTATTATGGCGTTATTTCCGCATGGTTTTTATAAATATTATTGAACATAAAAACTAACATTACTATTTGAGGAACAATTTATGAACAAATTTGAAAAACTAATTGAGCTTATCGTCAACGAAGACGAAACAAAAGCTAAGAAACTTTTCCACGACATCGTTGTAGAAAAGTCTCGCACTATTTACGAGTCACTTCTTGAAGATGACGAATCCGATGAAATGGAAGAAATGGAAGACGACGTTGACGCTGATGAAGAAGGCGTAGGCGAAGGTCTTGGATCTGTTATTTCCGTTGAAGAAGCTAAGCAACTACTTGACCACATTGATGGTACACTTAACGAGTCAGACGCAGGCGATCTTCTACAGCGTGTAGCTGAGCACTTCGACGTTGAAGTTGAAGGTCTTATTCCAGTACTAGAAAGCCACGGTGATGCGCTACTAGAAATGGCATACGGCGAAGCTGAAGGCGAAGACGAATTCGGTATGGGTGACGAAATGGGTATGGACGACGAAATGGCTGGTGACTTTGATGACAGCGGCGATTTTGATGACCACGAAATGGATCACATTGAAGACGAAGCAGACGGCGAAGAAATTGAAGACCGTGTTGTTGACCTAGAAGACGCTATCGACGAGCTTAAGGCAGAATTCGACGCACTTATTGGCGACGAAGGCATGGACGACGATCTAGACGGCGAAGAAGACTTCGGCGGCGAAGAAGAAATGGACGACGTTGAAGATTTTGCTGGCGATGTAGCTAGTGATGAAGACGGCGAAGACGAAGACGACGACGTTGAAGAATCAATTGTACGTGAGTACGTTGAAAAAGTTACTGCTCCTACAACAGGTGACAACGAAGAAGGTGATACAAACACTAAATCTACAGTAGCTGGTAAGAATGACATGGGTGGAACAGCATCAAACATCCTAGGCGACCAATCAGAAGAGAAAGGCGGTTCAGCTGCATCTCCAAAAGACGTCGACAGCCGCGCTAATAGCTGGAAGAACACCGGTGGTAAAGGTAAGGCAAATTCTAAGCAGTCAGCTGCAAAGAAAGCAACAAACAAGACAGACAGCGAAAAGTCTATTTTAGACGGTCCTAAGGGCAAGTAATAAATGTCATACTTAAGAGAAAACTTAACATTCGATCAGGCTCAGATAATAACTGAGTCTTCAGATGACGGTAAGGATTTATTTCTTAAGGGCATTTGCATCCAGGGCGATGTAAAGAACGCGAACGAGCGAGTATATCCAGTAAATGAGATTACTCGCGCTGTTCAAGCTGTTAACGAACAAGTCAAGGGTGGCTACTCCGTGTTAGGCGAAGTTGATCACCCAGATGACTTACAAGTAAATTTAGACCGCGTGTCACACATGATCACAGAAATGTGGATGGAAGGGGCAAACGGTTTTGGTAAAATGAAGATCTTACCTACTCCAATGGGTAATATTGTTAAGGCAATGTTAGAAAGTGGAGTTAAACTAGGAGTATCTAGTCGCGGTAGCGGCAACGTTAATGAAAGTACAGGTCACGTAAGTGAGTTTGAAATCGTTACTGTTGATTGTGTTGCTCAACCTAGTGCACCAAATGCATATCCAACACCAATCTATGAGGGGCTATTAAATATGCAAGGCGGACACCGAATTATCGAGAATGCAAGAGGTTTTGATGCAGCTCAAGATAAGCGTGTCCAGAAGTATCTAAAAGAGTCCGTAGTAAGACTCATTAAAGACTTAAAAATTTAGGAGACTAACTTATGCTAGAAGCAATTAAATCATTAGTCGATAACGGAATCATTAACGAACAGACCCGCGATGCTATTACAGAAGCGTGGGACGAGAAGTTAGCAGAGTCCAAAGAGGAAGTTCGCACAGAATTACGTGAAGAATTTTCCCGTCGATATGAACACGACAAGAGTGTTATGGTTGAAGCTATTGATAAGATGGTAACTGAATCTTTAACACAGGAAATTCAAGAATTACAAGAAGACAAGTCCGCTCTAGCTGCTGACCGTGTTGCTTTTAAGAAGCACATAAAAGAAGCTGCAAAGAAAATGGAACAATTTGTCTCTCGTAAGTTAGCTGAAGAGATCGCAGAGTTCCGCGGTGACCGCAAAGTTCAAACAGAGGCTACAAAAGCTCTTGAGACATTTGTTATTCGTCAGTTGGCTGAAGAAATTACTGAATTTTCACAGGACAAGCAAGCTGTTATCGAAACAAAAGTTCGTCTTGTATCAGAAGCGAAAGCTAAACTGGCACAAGTTGAGAAGAAGTTCGTTGCTAAGTCTGCTCGTTTAGTTAAGGAAGCTATTGCCAAAACACTAGATTCAGAAATGACACAGTTAAAAGAAGATATTACATCAGCACGTGAAAACATGTTTGGTCGTAAGATTTTCGAAGCTTTTGCTAGCGAATTTACATTGACTCACCTCAATGAGAATAAAGAAGTAGCAAAACTTCGCAAGGCTGTTGCTAAGCGCGATACTGTTATTGCAGAATCACGTAAAGAAGCAGTTGAAAGCAAGAAGTTGATCGAAAGCAAAGAAACAAAAATCAAAGCTATCGTTGAATCAGCATCTCGCGACAAGAAGATTGATAAACTAGTATCTACACTTAATAAGGACAAAGCGTCCACAATGAGAGAGTTACTGGAATCAGTACAAACACCACGTTTAGATGGTGCTTTTGAAAAGTATCTACCAGCCGTTCTTAACAATGGCTCTGTAAAGAAAGCTAAAAAGCCTCTTACAGAATCACGTAAAGAAGTAACTGGTAATAAAACAACTGCTAAACAAACAAAGCAAGAAGTGGGCACCGGTGACGTTGTCGACATCAAGCGTTTAGCAGGGCTATAATGACCAATTTTAATTAGGAGAAAAATAAAATTATGTCTACACTATTAGAAGGCCGTTGGAATGATACCAAAACAGCCCTGTTAGAAGGACTTGACGGTAACAAGCGTTCCACAATGCAAACAATTTTAGAAAATACACGTACTTCACTTATGGAGAACGCTACAGCTGGCGCTACAGCTTCTGGTAACATCGCAACTCTTAACCGAGTAATTCTGCCTGTTATCCGACGTGTAATGCCAACCGTTATTGCTAACGAAATCGTTGGTGTACAACCAATGCAGGGTCCTGTTTCACAGATTCACACCCTACGTGTTCGTTACGCTGACACATATGATGATCTTTCAGACTCTGATACAGACGTTGCAGCTGGCGATGAAGCATTAAGCCCATTCAAGATTGCAGAAGCTTATTCTGGTACATCTGTTGCTTCAACCCCAACAGGTACAGCTACAAGCACAGCAGCACTTGAAGGACAGCCAGGTCGTCGTATGAACGTTCAACTAGTCAAGCGCGTAGTAGAAGCTCGCACACGTAAGCTATCTGCACGTTGGACTTTTGAATCAGCTCAAGACGCTCAAGCAATGCACGGACTTGATGTTGAAGCAGAAATTATGGCTGCTCTAGCACAAGAAATTACAGTTGAAATTGACCAGGAAATTCTTGGTTCACTTAACGCACTAGCTGCAACTGAAGAAACATACGACCAATCACTAGTATCTGGTACTGCTACATTCGTAGGCGACGAACACGCTGCTCTTGCTGTTCTTGTCAACCGTGTTGCTAACAAGATCGCTCAGCGTACACGTCGTGGCGCAGGTAACTGGGCTGTTGTTTCACCAGCTGCATTGACTGTTCTACAGTCTGCTACAACTTCTGCTTTTGCACGTACTACAGAAGGTACATTTGAAGCTCCAACTAACACTAAGATGGTTGGTACTTTGAACTCTGCAATGAAAGTCTATGTTAACTCTTACAGTGCTGATACAGCGCCAGTACTAGTTGGCTACAAAGGCTCTTCAGAAGCTGATGCCGCGGCATTTTACTGCCCTTACATCCCGCTAATGAGCTCAGGTGTTGTTCTGGATCCAGACACACTAGAACCAGTAGTTGGATTTATGACACGTTACGGATATGTTGAACTAGTTAACACTGCTTCATCATTGGGTAACGCTGGTGATTACCTAGGTAAGATCGCAGTATCTAACCTAAGCTTCAGCTAAGTTATAAAGAAGTAAAAGAAGTAAAACTAGCCCGCTTTTTAGCGGGCTTTTTTACGGCCAAAAAAAAGCACGACCTAAGCCGTGCTTTGCTTAATGTAAAATTAGATTTTACTTTTCGGCGTTAACATCGTCGTTAATTGTATTACCGTCATCAGCTGGGTAGAATCCAGTGACTGGGTTAAAGTAGCAACGTTCTTCACAGTTAATGTCTGCATTGTTATCGCTTGAAGACTGTGGGAATGGAAATTGTCCTTCCACGTCGACTTCTGCGAATACAGTACCTGAAAATGTCATGATGCTTGCAAATAGGATTGCTGTTAGTGTTTTCATTATATGTATCTCCCTTATATATAAGATTTGTGCTTTTGCACAGTAATATTTATGGGTCTTACGAGCGAAATTAAGTGCTAGTAGATAAATAGTACGTATATAATGGAGCTCAAGAACGTGTCAGACGACAATCAAGAACATATCGAAAAAGTAGTTGCAGCAGTACCTGTAGAATCAAATGGAATCATTGCACAAGGTTGGAAAGGTGTTGAACTAGCTTTCAAAACTAAAAAGGCAGCAATGGCAGCATACGCTTTGATATTTGGAGCGACTGTAGGCACAGCAACTATGTCAGTTGATTCAACTGTTGACGAAGCTGTTGAAAAGGCACTATCAGCAAG